GGTATTGCAATGGCGTCGCTGCCGTCTGTCGAACGAATTGATGCCGGTCCATGATCTTCTGGAATTCCAGCCGATCGGCCTTGATGGTCGATTCTTCCATATTGTCCCGCGGCTCGATGTATTTCCATAGCGCATCTCTCGTGAGCCAGAACGACCGGCCGGGCGCCGTCTCTCTCGTGATCACCATTGCCGCCTGGTAATCGTCCTCGTTGTCCGCGCCTTTGACTTTCGCGTAGTCATAGCTTCTAGTTATTCCTCGGATGTAATTAATCATGAGTCCACTCCCTCCCGAATGTTCGATGATTTAACGATGTTTCGTTGCATGCTTCTTTCCTTTCTTTTTATTTTTCTTTATAACTTAATATCGTGCGCCATATCCATCATAACGGGTGATTTTTAATTTATTCATTCGCTTGTTTCTCGCGCTCAAGTTCCGTAATACGGACAGACAATTTATATTGTTCAGCTAAAGCCTTTCGCGTTTGCTCTCTGAAAGACTCTGCAATCCTGCGTAACTCGCAATTTTCCTGCATCCCTAGTCTGTATTTCTCGTTTTCTTCTTTCAGCCGTTCTATCTCTTTGTCGGCGTGATTAAGTCGCGCCGTCTCTTGCCGCAGTTGCATTCTGAGATTATCGGCATGTGCGCGGAGTGATTCATTATCGGTAATCAATCGCTCACGTTCAACCTCCCAGTTTGTTTTTCCGGGCGAGACTTCGTATTTGTCACCTTTTTCTCTAAAAAATTTCTTGACTGGATGTTCCATTTTCCCCTCCATAAAATCCAAACTAACCAGTCGCTAGAGCCGACAAGCGGCTGATGTCGGTCGTTATGCGCTAAAACATAGCAACTTGCTGGGTCTCCCGGTCAAATCGCTCTTTTGCCGCATTAAAATAATCCACATCTATTTCACAGCCTACAAAGTCACACCCGAAGTAGTGGGCGGCTATTGCACTGCTGCCACTGCCTAAATGCGTGTCAAGTATTCGCTGGCCTGGTTTAGCGTAGTTTCTTAAAATCCAGTCGTAAAGGGCAATAGGCTTCTGTGTGGGGTGAATGCGTTTCTCTTTATTTTTCATGTTTCCTTGAAGCATTCCATTCCACATATAAGTAAATTTGCGAATCGCTGTTTTAAAAGAAGTCCATGCTATTTCACAATCGGCAAAGTCTGTTGTCCCATTCACCTTATCCCATATAATCCAACACGAACTATCAATCGGGTTTTTGCTGATAAAATGGTTTGCGCCAAATATTATCTGGTTTTCACTTACCCGCAAAAGCTCGTTAAAATAATTCTGTGGCGGTGGTTCCTTGTCCCATTTTTTAGGAACAAAGTAAGTGCTTGCTATTCCAACTCCGGTAGTATTCCGTGAACACTTCCATTTATTTGCTCCTGCGGCGCTACCCCTTGAATTATTCTTTCCGCCGTCTTCACCAATCCCATACGGCGGGTCACAAATGGCGAGATCAAATTCTTTGTCTTTCATGCGTGACATCGTAAGCATACAATCTTCATTAAGTAATTGAATATTAGGCATTATTGAATCACCATGTTTCTAAATTTTTCAAGCATTGGTCTAGAGTAAAATCTTCCAAATACCTACCGTTTGGTGTAACGTCAATATTTTCATCTCGGTATTGTCCTCTGAGTTTTTCGCAACGGAAATTCATCGTTTGCTTTACATCTGTATTTGGTAAATAACCGATTGTTTTTGTATCAAGGGCAACAAGAGCAAAAATGTCGCAACTATCTTTTGTTGTTCGTGACTGATTTCTTTTTCCACAACGTTTTATATTAAAAATATACCCCCTTATGGGAGTTTTCCGCTGTGGTATGTATTTGTTTTCCCTAGTAGTTTTTACCTGAACCTTGAAAAGTCGCCCTTTATAATCAAATACCACATCATATGGTAATCCCTGCTCAGAAGGAAACGCTATATGTCCTTGCAAAATTAAATCAGCACAAACCAAATACTCCCCTGCCTTCCCTATTTGCAAATCGTTAATATTTTTCATTCTTCTTACCTCCGTAAGAACATAGTATATACGATCATAGGTTTTGTCAAGGTCTTATTCAACCACAGCCAGATCAAACGCCTTGTCCGGCAGGGTCGCCATGTATTCCATGCAATCTATGTTTAGGAGTTCAACCATAATTCCTTTATAATAAGAGCGCATAACAATGGCGCTCAAGCCGATCCGCGTTCCGCGTCCGGCTTAGCTTTTCGTTATCTGTCAAACGTGCATCCGGTCCCAGTTCTTCCGGTAGTTGTCGTTTGTTGGCATGCTTCGTATTGCTATCACACGCTCCTCCATGATCCGCTGTGCTTGCGGAAGTTTTTTCCTTGTCGTTTATTAGTGCCCAACGTTGTTGAGTATCCTACCGCAAACGTCCTAAACGCATCCGCCCCATGGCTCTCCCATGTATGCGCCGGACGATTTGACATGATTTTCTTTGACTCGTCGTAATCTGCCCGGTATCCTTCGAGCGCCGATATACCCTGCCAGCATTTCGTTTTGTCAAACCAGCAACGGGATAGAATGTTTCTCACTGATCCTATTCCGGTCATGACGGCTTGGATATCTCGCGCCCGCTCGACAATGATGACCGGTTTAATTCCCAGTCCCTCTGCTACCTCTTGACGTGACTGGGCGAATTCTCCTGACGATAATTCCCTGACTGCGGCATCATGAGGCATGTAATGATCGCCGTAGGCATATGGTTTATCTTTTAAAACCTTAGCGTAATGTTCCAGCCCGTAACCCGAGCCCTCGTAGTAATCAATCACGCGCACTTGTTGCCCAGTAAATTGCATGAACCATATCGTGGTGGAATCATCGACACCAAGGTCCCAAAACGTGTAAACCTCCAGGCCGGACGTCCATGGAACATCGGTAATGCGCCCCTCTTTTTCGGCCAGCGCCATTTGCTTTGCGTAATATGCGCCTGGCTGCGCACCCTCGAATGAGCACATGTATTCCTGGTTAAACAACGCCTCTCCGAGCTCTTCACCATGCGCGCCTATCATCTCTGCTTTGATTTTCTCGAGTTGCTCAGGCGTAAATACCGGCGTTTGTGTGGCAGGCAACAATTCGGCGAACCATCCCGGGGTGACCTTTGCAAAATCATACAGGCGTTTAAAATGGTTGTTCCCGCGTGACGTGCTGATGAATATTGCCCAGCCGTCATTCTCTTCCAGAATCGGGCTCAGGTAGGCCCATGATTGCGGATCAGACAGCGCATACTCAGAGTACACAATTCCGACCGGCGGGCTGCCGACCAGAGCATTGTAGTTATCGGATCCCACCAATTGCCAAATCGAACCATTTTTAAATTCGATCAGCATGTCCGTTTCGCGCGTTTTTTTTCTAATCTCTGCCGGAAACGCCTCGTCAATGCGCCTCTTCCCGCTGTGTGGATTGACGGCCTCCCAGATGGCCTTACGGCACTGGTTGAATTGCGGGAGCATGTGCCAGTAATTACCGATCCGTTGCTGCGTCGCCGTCGCCGTGAAATGCAGAGACAGGTCGTCCTTCCCCCAGCGGCGATGACCGACTTCAACGGCCCGCCGCCCTTTACCCTCCATATACGACCACAGCCGCATTTGATCCGGTCGCGGTATCCAGTTATTTGGTAGGATTATTTCCATCTTCGCCAAACTTTCTCACGACAACCGTGATGGGTTGATTTAATTCTAATTCTTTCTTATCTGTGAATAATTTCAAGTTTCTTCCTAACCGCTCAAGGTTTGCGCCCTTGTCGGGCAGCTTGATTTTTGTAAGAACCGTCACGCCGTCTTTGTCCTCGCCGACGATCTTGTGGAGTGTTTCTATCCCCGCAATGACAGCGGCATGATCAGGGTCCAGCTCGTCAATCGGCTTCAGTCTGCCGTCTGCATCAAAAAAATCTCTTGGATCAAAAAACGCCAACTTGGCGATCTCAGCAAGCACTTTATCAGCGGTAATCTCTAAACGCTTATTCCTTTCGTCTCGTAACTCCTTGATTCTTCTCTTAATGTGTAGTTTTGCAAAGACTTTTGACGATTCCGTCCGGGCCATATCGTAGGAGTAATTCGGGTACACGCGCATGAATGCCCGGCACTGAATTTCACCGTTGGCCAGGAATTCCCGAACCAACCGCTCTTCTTTTGCAGTCAGTTCTTCGTGCTCAGCCTTTTCCTTCTTTTCCTTCTTGACCGCCTTTTTTGCTGGGGCCTTTGTCTTTTTTGCAGCTGCCTTTTTAACCATGCCGCCGCCAGCTATGTTTTTTTTCGATTGTTTCAATGCCTGTTTTCCCATTATTTACCCTCCTAACTTCTTAATATCATTACGCATTTATATTTTCTTGAAAATCTTTTAAAATAATGCTTGACATCTTGATATACATGATATATTTTAGCATCAACAATACAGACGGCCCCCCGCCGGGCAGAAACGGCGGGCGAGACTGGGCAGGCAGTCAGCGCCCTGCGGGGCGAAACCGGAGCGAGAGGGCCGGAAAATTAAAATCCTGTGACCCCATGCCACAGCCAAGGCACGGGAAGAAGGAGGAAAAAATGAAGAGATTGGACCTGATCGTGACGAGACATCCGGGTCTCGTCGCCTATCTCCGTGAAATCGGCCTGGCCGACGCGGAGACCGTGGTTTGCGCCCACGCCACGCCCGACGTGGTGCGGGGCAAACGGGTTTGCGGCGTCCTGCCGCATTCCCTGTCATGCCTCTGTGCGACCTTCACGGAGGTTCCACTTGACCTCCCGCAGGAATTGCGGGGGGCAGAGCTGACGGTCGAACAGGTCCGTCAGTACGCCAGGCCAGCGGTAACATACCGCGTGGAGGTGCTGTTATGATACGGCACCTCTGTCAAAAATGCGAACACGAGGTTTCCCGGGTTGTTATTGACCTGGGAAAGGAAAAAGGCGAGGAGGGGCACGATTTTTTGGTTGTTTATCGTTGCCCCGAACACGGGGATTTTAAGAATCCCCGCCCAGTGGATGAGTGCGACCATTGCGGTCGGCGCGACGGGCTGTATGGCCGTATCATGGACGGCCTGGATGAGCAATATCCAGTGACCGTTTGCTCTGATGCATGTTTTGCTGCGTTAGAGCCTCCGCCGATTGTTTTTCACCGGTCGGATTTTATTGAGTTTATCTATAAGGCGGGACCAGCGCGGAACGGTAAAATCTACCGCCTGCGCTGTTTGTGCGGGGAATTACCTGACGGCCCGCACTATATGGCGGCAAAATGCGATTGTAGCGCATACCGCTGTGCCACATGTCTGCCGCGGGATTAGCCGTACCTACCCCACAACAGGGGCAAGGGCGGCTTTTTGCGTTTTACCATTAAAAAAAAGAAGGGAGATAATCATGAAAAAATCAAACGACATTGTTAAAACCGCCCCGCGCATTATTGAAAAAACAGCGGCGTTTTATCGGGAAAAATTTAACACGCTCAATGCTGGACTTGAGTACATCCTAGAGGCATTCCCCACATTATACGCCCGGACGATTGCAGATTTAAAAGGTAAGTTTACCCGTGGGGAGTTGATGCTTTTTATCGACGTGATGAATGGTCACTGGTACAATCCGCACGGGGCCGGACAGGAAATGACGCCGAACGTATCTGACGGCATCGCCCTCGACCACCTGGACGAAAAATGGAAAATCAATGGGGCGACGCTCAATAAAAAGCTGGCCACACTCACTATGTTCCACCGGGCCTGTCTGGAAGTCTGGATACAGGAGTTCTGGAATCAGGACGATCACAGTAATATTGAGGAGTACGTAGCCGCAATGATTTAACCCCACAGGCCGGGGCCGAAACCCCGGCCGAGTCAAGCATTATTCAATTTTCAAAGATCATCGCGGCCCCGGAGATTCCGGGGCTTTAATACTTGCTATGGCTTTTTACGGTTTGCCACATTGTTGTAAGTTACTTATCGTTTGTGTTTTGGCGTTAAAAATAACCTCAAAACGTCCTGTTTCGCCGTTGCGGTGTTTGGCTATGTCGAATTCAGCCAGCCCGCGCTTTGGGTTGTCTTCCGATTTGTTGTAAACTTCATCGCGATAGATGAAGATGATAATATCCGCATCTTGTTCGATGGCCCCGGATTCTCGAAGATCCGAAAGCACTGGATGTTTGTCGGGTCTTCCGTCCACGTTGCGGTTTAGTTGTGATAATCCAATGACGGGGACATCCAACTCGCGGGCGATGGCTTTCAGCGTCCGGCTAATTTCAGCGACGGCCTGCTCGCGGGTGTCGTGCTGCCCCCGGACCTGAATGAGCTGTATGTAATCCACGATCAACAGCCCCAGGCCCTTTTCTTTTTTAATCTGCCGGGCCTTCGCCCTAATTTCGGTTGGTGTGATGTCCGGCTTGTCGTCAATGTAAAGCGGCCACTTGGAGACATCATCCACTACGCTGACGGCCTTCGACCATTGATTGTCCGCAATCCGCCCGCTGCGTAAATTGCGAGAGTTGATGGAACTGTACCGCGCCACAATTCGGGTTATAACGGCTTCGGCCGGCATTTCCAGGCTGAATATCAGCGTCGGGATTCCGTCCGCCGCGCACGTCGCGGCGATATTCCCAGCAACGGCGCTGTTGTGAGTGACAATATAATCGTTGGTTATGTATAATCCTGTTTTATGAGAGACGGATATGCAACAACATTCCGCAGATTCAATTTTTTCTATTTTTTTAATATTTAACCGAACACTCGTGTTTTTTGTTCTCCGAGCCAACTCTTTTTTTCTGTCCGATAAAAACAATTGTTCTGCGTGTTCATGTCGTATCTTGCATACATATTGTTGAGTTGTGTATTTTCGCTCACCGTTTTTTACATACATGCCTTTTTTAACGGAAATTGAGCATAGCCCCCCAATTGATCTAATTAGCGCTTGGACATCTTCGGCTAATTTTCGACTGGCCGAGGAGAACCGCACTGCTTTATTTTTTTCAACCCAACCGTCAGTGTCAAAAAGTCCTCTTAATAAATCTATCCGGGCATTTAATGGTGACTTAAAATAGATTTCTGGTATAAATTTATCATATGAATATTTTCCATAGAGGCCAATACTTTTAAGCGCCTCTGTTAGTTTGTAATGTATTTTTTGATATTTATCTCCATACTTACCTCCAAACTTATTCCCATTTATCATACTTCTTCCAGGAATATCTTTCGTTACGATACTGTATTGATATTTCGAGGAAGACTTTCGGATGGAATAACCACCCGGAAGCCTCTTTTTAATATTTTTTATAATTTGTTCATCAATCGATGTCATTCTTGGCGTTGGAGACGAAACATCACCATCACCAATTAAACACCCCAAAACATATGGATCGACTGGCACATCGTAATTTGCTACTCCAAAATCACCACTAATAACTGGAATATATAATCGATTATTGTATCTTTTGTATTTTAATTTTACTAATAATTCATCTGTGGTAAAAAGCCTGTCTTTCCGCCATTCACGGTATCCGACTTGCCACAAATGATCACCAGCGACAACCGTACTCCTTCCATCTGAAAAATATATCTTATACGTATCTAAGTTACCCCTGAAATTAATAGCCTCTACTGTTGATTTGCGTCCATCTATCGACGCCAATAACTCACCAACACGCAACGACCCAATGCTTTTCCATTCGCCATTAGCGGTTAAAACGGGTGTGTATATCGGCTGCGCTTTCCCCATACCTGGACGGCCGGCGATGATGATCAGGTCCCCATTGATGAGGCCAGATATACAGGAATCAAGGTCAATAATTCCCGTCGAGTGTCCAATCAACTCCCCCAGGTGAGCGTGTCGGTGTTCAATCGCCGCCCAGGTCTTTTTGGCAACGTCTCGCACGTCGCGCAGTGTGTCGCCCGATTGATTGAGTGACAAGCCGATTATCGCTTTTTGCGCTTCTTCTAGTTTGTTTTTGGCTGTTTCCGTCGGATCATAAACCGCCTCAATCATCCGCTGCGCCTCGGATATAATCCGGCGTTCAATGGATTTTTCCCGGACAATCGCCGCGTATGACCCAACGGCGGATGTTGAAATAACCGCGTCAACAGTTTCCGCGACATAGGCATTACCCCCGGCGGCGCGAATATCCCCAGAGGAAAGCAAATGTTCGCAGACGGTTACAAGGTCGGCAACCTGTCCGTTTTTAGCAATATCCAAGATGGCCCGGAAGATAATCCGGTTTGCTGTGCCGTAAAAATCATCAGGGGAGAGCGTGACTTGATCGATACAGGCGTTATCCGTCATCATCGCGCCAATAACCGCCCGCTCCGCCGTGTCGTCGTGCGGCATGACCCGCTTTGTTTGAGCGTCGTAAACTTTATACATTGGCTGGTTTTCCATATTCGCAGTTAACGCATCCTTTCCCGACCAAATCTGATCGTAGTATTCTGGCCCCGCACTTCTGGCAGGAAATAACCATTGACGGCGGGGATTCACTTGTGCCGCCTCCGTTATCTATCTTCGCCCAGTTGTCGCGGATCGCATTCATAAACGCCGCATCCCAATCGATATATTTGTAGTCTTTGGATTTACACTTCAGCTTGAACGATTCGAGATGTTCTTCAAGGTGGTTTTGGTTTTTACCAGCAGCCCACTTTCGGACACGATCTGAAATTTGAAAATTTTCTGGTATGGATGTTTTGATTTTTGATTTTTTATCAGTGGGCGTCCCTATACTCTCTTCTCTTATCTTATCTTGTCTTATCTTATCTGTTAGCGTTACATCGCGTGAGTCTTGCGTTTGTAACGCGTTACATTTAAGTTTCTCACGGTAACGTGACACCCTGGCCCTTGTAAGTTCACGCTTTCTTTCAAGTTCTTCAATGCTTTGGTGTTTTGAAAAATTGATAATTTCAATCGCGCTACCATCAAAAAGGTCTATCATTTGATACTTTTTGAACAGGGCAAGCCCCAGCTCACAGGTCTTCTTTTCGATGTTGAAAAGGTTTGAAAGGTCATCAACGGTGTATGGCAGTCCGTCTGATATTTCAATAATGCCCGGCCTTGATGATTTCATAGCCAGGCACAAAAGGCCGACCCAAAGGACCACTATTGCGTTGCCATCTGGGTGGCTGCGAATTATTTTTATCTTCGCGTCATCTAAAATATTCACATCAAGTTTGATCCAACTGATCATTTTTCTTCCTCAATGTTCGGATTCGTTTTTGTTCGCGTTCCATTTCACGTCGGCACACAGAGCAAATCTCTCTCTTTGGTGTGCATTCCATAATTTCGCCGCAGATCGTACACGGCTTTTCGATCAGTTTTGCAATTGGCCAGGCCATCAGAACAACATCCTTTTTTGAAGCCCAAGACCATCGATGACGTCTTCAAGTGACCGGGCCACAAACGCGATTCCACCGGCGTCCTGAATGTTTTTAATAAACCGCACTTGATGATCAGACAACCGGCCGGCAGGCGTCTTGACCTCAATCCAAAATGCCCGCCCGTCCTTGAGGCATCCAGTAAGGTCCGGTAATCCTGGCGCAGATCCGAGCCCGCCGTGGTTTTTGTAATGGAATATTCCGAACGTCTTGAGCAGATTTCGTATTGAGTGTGTCAACATGGTTTCGGGTGTTTGTTTTTTCACGTGTTCACCCCACTGAGCGCGTTTTCCCGGCGCTCGTACCGGGCAATTTGACGCCGCAGCTTCTCGTTGATCCGGTGAATGTCCCGATATGACTGCTCAAGATTTTTCACCCGGCGCCTCAGCGTCTTCAATTCTGCTTCCTGCAGGATGATTGTCTCCACATCTGTTTTTTTCATCCAGCAGCCTCACACAGCAGAATCCCAAGGATAAAACCGATAGAGATCAGGCCGGCGATATCCATTTTTGTAAATTTCATCATGATTTCTCCTGAAAGTTGCACGTCGCCAAATCTGCCCTGTCCAGATGCAGACACATGGCCGGGCAGAACTTATCCTGTGACGGCTGATAACCACCGCAGCAGTGGCATTGATATAGTGTTTCGCATCGGCATTTTCCGCGCGACGAACGGATGGGCCGCGCAATATGTTGTGTTTTTTTGTGCATTTCATTCTATCCCTTATGGTTGAAAATTACAAAAAATGGTTTACAGTTTGGGCAGGGTTAGCATCACTTGGGGAAGTGGCGTCCACGGCGGACGATATGCGCCCCCTACCCTGTTGTGTTGTCGGCGTCCGGAAACAGCAGCTCCATAACCGTGACAGCGCCGCCGGTGGCCTGTTGGATCTTTTGCGCCGTTTGTGGGTTTGGTTTATATTTAAGATTGATTATCCGCCATATTGTCGGCTGTTTTAGTCCGTTCAACTTGGCGAACTGTGTTGGTGATAAATTATTTTTTTCTAAATAAGTAGATAATGCGTTCATGGTTAGGGATTATACGGATGTGTATATGAAAAGTCAAGAAGAAAATACGCTTGCGTATATTATTCAACATAAAATGGATAAATTGAAACTTACCCAGAACGATCTTGCAAAAATTTCCGGGGTGCAACAGCCTATAATTTCACGCCTTTTCTGGATTATTGCAAGAAAATTATCCACTACTGTATTTTTTTCTTGACATATCTATACACTTCTGTATAATAGGCACCGAATCAAGAAACCGAGGTTAAGCATGGAAAACGCAATCACAATTAGACCGATGATTTACAAGGAAGCGCGGGAAGTGGCCGACCAGATCAAGGGCAACATGAACAACGTCCGGTATCTTGTCCTCGATCTTTACGAGCGTGAAGGTTGGAAGGCACTCGGTTATGCAAGCTGGCGGGATTGCGTAACGAAAGAGTTTCAACAAAATGAACGCTATCTCTACAAGCAATTAGAGGCCGCACAGGTTCAAAAACAAATTTGCCCAAATGGGCAAAAAATTGAAATTCCTGAAAGCCAACTTCGTCCACTTACCAAACTGCGCGACAATCCCGAAAAGCAGCGTGAAGCCTGGGCCAAGGCTGTTGCAACCGCACCCGAGGGCAAGGTCACTGCCGCGCACGTTTCCAGAGTAGTCAAGGAAATCACCGGCGAACAGCCGAAACACAAACCAGAGCCAAAACCGACCATACCAGAACACGCCGTCTATTTCGCACAAATCGCAATCTCACAATTAGAGCGCATCTCTCCTGATGATCCGACGCGATTTAAGGCGATTGAATCCGTGGAAAAATGGATAAAAAAATACAGAAAGGAACATTTGGAAAATGCCAGCAAAAATTCTTGAATCAAACAATTATCGGATGTTTGAGCTTTTAGCAATTAACCGCGATGTTAGCAGAATCAACGCGCTCACGGAGTCAATGAAAAATCACGGCTGGATTAATTCAAAGCCGATGAGCGTTATTCAAAATGGCAATGGCAAGTTGATAATTAAAGACGGTCATCACCGCTTTGAAGTCGCGCAGCGTCTTGGCATACCGGTTAAATACGTAATCGACACAGACAGCTCCACAATCTACGAGCTGGACAAAAGCACAAACAAGTGGAGCCTGAAGGATTGCCTGACTTCGTATTGTCGCGCCGGAAAAATCGAATATGTGAAACTGAAAACATACATCGACGAAACGGGAATTAATATCAGCAGTGCGGCATCAATGCTAATGGGACAGAGCGCCGGTTCTGGTAATTGTCAGATTCCCCTGAGAAGCGGAACCTATAAAGTCAACCAGAAATGCAATCACGCTGAAATCGTCAAGGACATTGTTCTGTGTCTGAAAAAAAACGGCGTTAAATTTTACAATACGGATTTCCTTGTTCAGGCAATCTCAAAGGTTGCTTGGGTTGACCAATTCAGCCCGGACATTATGAAAGCGAAGATCAAGCACTTTGCGCACCTGATCGAGAAAAAAGCAAACCTCGAACAGTATTTGACTTTGCTTGAGGAACTATACAACCGGCAGAGCAGGTCAACGATTCCGCTGAAATTTTTTGCACAACAAAAAGCAAAAGAGAGATCGGTCACAAGCAAGGCCGCATCATAGTACCACCATTGCCAGCCACGGCGAGCTTTCGGGCGACGACACTGTGGCGCGTAATGTAGCAGTAAGCAGCAGGTAATGCCCGTTTTCTGGACTGTTCGACAAGTCCGCAAGAAACCGCCGGAACACTCAAAGAAGACCGAGCGAACCACTTGCACAAGGACACCGGCAGACCGTGAACCGAAAGGCGCGAACGGGAAAATAGAGAAACACCGTACATTCCCGCCACCTGCGGGCGGACGACAAATAAGCAGGGAAATAGACTGAGGAATGGCCCCGGAGGGTTATGACTCCGGGGCGCTCAGGCAGGGAGGCACATGATTCTGAAAATCCGTGGGCAGCTTGTGGAACTCATCGAGGAAAAGCCGGTGGCCGAATGTGGCAACGGCCTCATGGCGGCGCTCGGCGCAATCATGCTGGCAGCCATCGTCATCGTCATGGTGTTGACATGGTAGCCGATCCCGTACTTATCGACACGGCCCGGCACTACGCCGAGCTTGACGCCCTGGACGCCCTGGAGCGCTACACGGAGGCCCACGGTGAGCCGTCTTGGGAGACGTGCGAATATTACCCGTACGAGTGCGCCGGGTGCAAGATACGAAAGTGGTGTGCGTCGAAGAAATACCGGACTTCTGTTGCGGACGGCCGGCCGTACAACGTCATGAATACCTGGGCTCGCCCTGTTGCGGCGAGGAAGTGATACCTATCGAAGCAATGGAAGAAAGCGGCATCGTTCAAGCAAAGGACACTCCGGCGCCGGAGAGATTCCGGTTGTGATGACCGGATGTCGCATAAACATAAGGAGGCAGCATGGAATCGTTATTGAATTATTTCAGAAGAAAAAAAGTGGAACCGCCAAAACTCCTAACCGCCATTGACCATGCGGAAATCATGAGCAGGACGTTTAAGGCGTTGCTGGCAAATGTTCCCGACGATCTGGCGGACAAGACACAGAGCATCTTTTTCGAAATGACGTTTCCTGGTTGTCACCGGCACAGGAACCCGACACGGAAACAGCAGCATACAATCACGGAGGTGGAGAATGGATAAAGCCCTGTGGTTGGAGGAAAGGCGGAAGGGAATAGGCGGAAGCGACATTGCCGCAATCATGGGATTGTCGCCGTTCAAAACAGCGTACCAAGTTTACCGGGAGAAACGCAAAGAGGTTGAAGATTGGCATGGAAACGATTTGACGGACTGGGGCAAACGCATGGAACCAGCAATCCGTCAATGGTATTCCGATACGACAGGCCGTTCAGTCCGCCTGCCCGACAAGATAATGTATCACCCGAAACATACATTTATGCTGGCATCATTGGACGGATTCACGGACGATGGGCGCGTAGTCGAAATCAAGACGGCACGAAATGGGAAACAATGGGGCGAACCTGAAACCAATCAGATACCCGATTATTACGCCGTCCAGGTGCATCACTACATGACCATCACCGGCTTTCATGTTGCCGATATTCCGGTGTCCATTGCCGGGGGGGCACCTTTGCTTTACCTTGTCGAAGCGGACAAGGAAATCAGCGAAATGATCATCGAGGCATGCGCGAAGTTTTGGGAGCGCGTCCAGTCCGGCAACCCGCCCGACCCGGTCACCTATGCCGACGCCGTTGCGCGATTCGGGAAAAGTTCTGCGTCCGGGGCTGTAATTGCATCGGGAAATACGATGATCGACCTGGATGAACTGCGCAGCGTCCGCCAGCAAATGAAAGACCTGGCGGAACGTGAGGAGTTTCTAAAAGGGAATATTATAACCTTCATCGGAGAATCCGGCGACTCTATTGTCAACGAATCCGGTGAAACCCTTCTCACCTACAAGCTCACCAGCGGGCGGAAGACGTTTGACAGTAAGGCATTTCAAAAAGATCACCCAAGTCTTTACGAGAAGTATTTGAAAAACGGAGAACCCTCAAGACGGTTTCTTTTAAAATAAAAAGGAGAATATATATATCATGGAAAACGCAGCGCGCATTTTAGACACTGTTCCGGTAGCAACAAGACCGGCTAATCAAACCCTTGTTGAAGTTGAACAGCAGCGGGCCCTTGCCGAAGTTCAAGGCGCTATCGTCCTTGCAAAGAAGTTCCCACGCAATCAGATTGAAGCCCTCGACCGGATAAAGACCGCATGTCAGCGTCACGGACTGGCAGAGCAGGCGCTTTATTCCTATTCCAGAGGTGGTACGGAAATCACCGGCCCGTCAATCAGACTCGCTGAGGCTATCGCACAGAACTGGGGAAATATTCAATTCGGAATCCGTGAACTCGAACAGCGCAACGGAGAATCGACCGTCCAGGCTTTTGCATGGGACATGGAAACTAACACCCGCCAAACCAAAGAATTCCAGATCAAACACGAGCGTTACACGAAGAAAGGGAAATATGCTCTCGAAGACCCGCGAGACATTTATGAAATGGTCGCCAATCAGGGGGCCCGTAGGCTTCGGGCCTGTATCCTCGGAATTATCCCCGGCGATATTATTGAATCGGCGCAGAACGAATGCGAGCAGACATTGAAAGCAAAAGCAGACACGTCCTCCGATGCGCTTAAGAAGCTCGTCGAAGCATTTGCGTCCTACAAGGTCACAAAGGAACAGATTGAAAAGCGTATCCAGCGCCGCCTTGATACGATCACTCCGGCGCAACTCATTCAGCTTCGGAAAATTTATAATAGCCTTAAAGACGGCATGAGTTCGGCGGCGGACTGGTTTGAAACGGTCCAGCCTTCCACTGAAAAACCGGCGGATGGATCAGAGGCACTGAAAGAAAAACTGCGCGGAAAACAAAAAGAGCAGGCCATTTCCGACATGGCCCCCGCCGAATGCCCCGACGCACCCGGTACGATTTACACTGCGGTATATTGTGGAGGTTGCGCCAAGCGGCAGGGATGCCCGGTGTGGTGCGCCTAATGCCGAACCGAATCAGCGTGAAAAGCTACAAGAGAACCTATACCGTAAACGTCAAGTGTCCGCGCTGCGAAGAATGGCGGACGGAGACATGGAAGGCCAAGCCGGACATGAGGGAGCCGAGGGTAATGTGCGACAAATGCCGGTATCTCTTGGGCGAAGGGCATGACGTCATCGGCTTGAGCCTGAGAAGCCATACGGCGCAGAATCACAAGAGGAAGGCGGCATGAACTACAAAGAAATAAAACGGATCGAGAACGCTATTTACCGCGAAAAAAACCGGGAGATGCTTAACAGAAAACAGCGGGAACGGTACGCGGGCAACTCCGAATACAGGGAATATCAGCGAATTTACCAGCGCGAATATTGGAAAATGTATGAACGCGCAAGTAGAGCAGCATAACCCCCGCCAACCCACGGGCGGAGACGGCGGGGAGGCAATGGCCGCGCGGCGTGGAAGGACACGCAGAAGTGAAATCTCCCGCACCTGCGAATCAGGGTGCAACCGACGCTATGGCATCGAACGTGATTCGCTCTTTGATGCATGATGCGCGAGAAAATATCGGATTCGGGTAGCCGGTACTCAAGCCCGGCCACGGCCAGCTTTTAACAAAACTCCCCGGAGCGCTGCGACCGGGGATTGCCCTTGTTATAAATTTATTTATAGCATGGGCGGATTGAGGAATAAATGAGTAATTTAGATTTGTTTTCTGGGAAAGATAAAGCAGAGATAGCGATTGACCGGCTGAGAGCTTTTTGTCCGCCGGAAGGGTACTATGTGGCTTTTTCAGGTGGAAAGGACAGCGTTGTTATTCTTGACCTTGTGAAGCGCAGTGGCGTTAAATATGACGCGCATTACAACATAACCGGAATTGACCCGCCGGAACTTTACTATTTCATCCGTGACAACTTTCCCGAAGTTGAAAGGCACAGGCCGGAAACGACGATATGGGAATTGATTGTAAAAAAAATGATGCCACCGACAAGGCGCGTCCGTTATTGCTGCGAACACTTGAAAGAACGTGGTGGGCAGGACAGGAAAGTTGTTACGGGGATTCGGTGGGCTGAAAGCGGACGCAGGAGTAAACGGCGAATAGTTGAGGCGTGTTTCCGCAATGACCGCAAGTTTTACATAAACCCGATAATTGATTGGAGTGATGAAGATGTTTGGCAATACATAAAAACAAGAGGAATTGCGTATTGCAGCCTTTATGACGAAGGGTTTAAACGGCTTGGTTGCATAGGTTGCCCGATGGCGGGAACCGATGGAAGAAAAAAAGAATTTTCACGCTGGCCCAAGTTTGAGAAGAAATATCGCACGGCTTTTGCAGCAGCAGCAGCAGCTAATCTTGCGG